CCTACGCCGAACGGAGTGAAGGCTATTTCCACATGCTCATAATAATTTAATAATATTGGCTCAGATAGTGATTGCAACACGAAAGCCACATCCCTAGTGGTTTCTGAGCCTTATTATAGGGAAATTACCAAAGGGAGGTAATATAATGGCGGCATTAACAGAAAATGAGATAGAAACAATTGTATCTATTTATCGTGAAACCCAAAATATGGTTGAAACCGCAAAACAAACACATCATAGCACTGTTACGGTAAGCAAATATTTAAACAAAATTGGTTGTGCATATTTGGAAAAAACGTGTATGTTTTGTGGTAAAAAGTTTAACACAAAATCAAAATTTGCGAAATATTGTTCACGCAGATGCCGGAATGGAGCAGGTGAATATAAAAGAAGTGGTTGTATCTGCAATACAAAGCTTTTAAAAAAAGTTTGTCCTGTATGTGGCAAAAGATTTGAAACATATAAATCATTTAAAACCACTTGCTCTGATGAATGCAAGAGTAATCGTGAGAGAAAAAGGTACAAACATACCTGGGATGAATATGTAAGTATTCAAAAAGAAAAAGCAAAACAGAATGCTGAAATTAAGAGAATAGAAAAAGAATGGTATAAAGCAATCCATACTGTTGAAAGAGAGTGCAAAATATGTGGCACTCTTTTTTATTGCCTTGATAAAGAAATAAAATGTACTTGCTCTTCAGAATGTTCAAGGGAAAATACAAGGAGAAAAAGGAATTACCGTAATGATACAAGAATTAACAAGGATAATCTTGTTGATAAAGATATTTCGTTAGAAAAATTATTCATTCGTGATGATGGTATTTGCTATTTATGTGGTAAACCATGTGATTGGAATGATTATGAAATGCGAAATGATATAAAGATATGTGGTAAAACTTATCCGTCAATAGACCATGTTGTGCCACTTGCTCGAGGCGGCAAACATCAATGGGAAAACGTACGATTAGCACATTGGATGTGTAATGTTAATAAAGGTGACACCACTCCTACATATACCAAAGAAATGTCAAAAGAGCATGCGAGAAAAATGGCTATTGCTCGAAGTACAAATAAAAAGAAAACGGCTCAATATACACTTGATGGAAAACTAATAAAAATATGGGATTCAACAGCACAGATTGAGCGAGAATTAGGATTAAACAGCAAGCATATTCAAAATATATGCCGTAGGGTCAAAAGCAAAACAGGGAATTCATACGGTTATCATTGGGAATATGTGTCATAACTCAATAGAGGGTATTATCACGGTAAAAAAGGAGGGATTAGAACGTGGCTAATCTGATTGATGCCGCCAAGAGCGGTGACAAACGAGCGACATTGATTGCTCTTAGAGATATCCTTGCATCGACCATTCAGAATTGTGAGAGCGGTCGAGATATGGCAAGCAATACAAAGAGGCTCATGGAAGTAATGGCAGAGCTTGAAGCTCTCCCCGATCCCGAGCAAAGGAAGATATCAAAACATGACCGTCTGAAAGCAAAGCATGAGAACAGGTAACCAAGAGCCGACATTCAAAGTTGTTGGTGAGTATGCCTATTCGTATGGTACAGAAGTGGTTGAAATGTTCGAAGAGGACGGTGGAGCAACATTTTTCCCTTCACAAAAGATGGAGATGGAGCTGTTCCTTGCAAGAGATAAGGACGGTTCACCATCTGCTTTAACAATAGGCATTTCAAAGCCAAGGCAGAACGGAAAGTCATATGCTGCAAGGTATTATGCAATATACATGGGAGTGTTTGAACATCGGCAGGTGCTTTATTCGGCACATCACAGCTCGACAACAAATAAGATGTTCAAAGCCATGTGCGATTTGTTTGAAAGTCCAGAACGGTATCCCGAATTTGCTCATGATGTGAAAAGTATCAGCCATGCAAGGGGATATGAGGGTATATATTTCAGAGATTGGCTTGATGAAGATGGTCAGATGCAGCCGGGTGGTTGTATTGAGTTCGCCACAAGAACAAATAGCGGTTCTCGAGGTGGCACATATTCGGTAATCGTGATAGATGAAGGACAGGAGCTGACATTCGAACAGCAAGAAGCCATGCTCCCTGTTATTTCAGCGGCATCAGATGTCAAAGATAAGGCTAAGATGCCACAACAGATATATATCGGCACACCACCAAGTCCAACATGTCATGGCACTGTGTTTCAGAATATGCATGATACGGCTCACAGTCAAGATAAAGGGACAGCATGGTGGTTGGAGTGGAGTGTTAAGGCAAAAGATGTCAGTGGCTTGATATCATCGCCCGAACAGGCTCTTGAGTTTGCTTATCAGACAAATCCTGCAATGGGATACAGAATAGCAGAAAAGACCGTTCTGAATGAGTATGACAACATGAGTCTTGATGGCTATTTGAGAGAGCGGTGCGGTTGGTGGACACCATCAGTGGCGCAAAAAGTTGATTATGCCATCCCAAAAGACACATGGCAAGCCTGCACAACAACATCTACTCGTCCCGATGGCAAGGTTGCATACGGTGTCAAGTTCAGTGCAGATGGCTCAGAGGTTTGCCTAAGCGGTGCAGTACTTACGGATGAAGGCAAGTTATATATCGAGTTAATAGATAGAAAATCCACAGGACAAGGTACAAGATGGTTGGCTGAATGGCTCAATGAACGGTATCAGAAAGCATCCTGTGTGGTGATAGATGGCAAGAATGGTGTCGATGTTCTAACAGAACGCATTGCAGAGGTATGGAGATATAAAGGCTCCGTAATTCGCCCGAGTGTAAAGGATGTAATCGCCTCAGTCGGGATGCTGACCGATGCCATTGCTGAACAATCAGTCAGTTGGAATGAGTTACAGGATGCGCTGAATGAAAGCGCAGTTACATCAACCAAGCGAGCGATCGCAGGCGGTTGGGGATTTGGCGGCGAGAACAGTTGCCCGATTGAGTCCTGCGCCCTGGCTGTTTTTGGAGTTAAAACATGCAAAAGAGATCCCGGTAAAAAAATGTTAATCGGGTAAGGTAAACGAACGATGATGTTATCAATTGATGCGAGTACAATCAAAGATTTCCCTGTGAGCGAAATTGACCAGTTCAACGAGCTTATCGGGATATTCAACAACCATGTTACGAAGAATTATGAGAAAAACAGATATTACGAGGGTAAGGTATCGCTGAGTGAGGTTAATCTTGGCATTGCATTGCCCGAAAATATGTCGAAACTTCAGATTGGTTGTGCATGGGGAGCAAAAACTGTCGATGTATTGGCGGCAAGGTCAATGTTTGATGGTTTTGTCGGTTTGAATGGTGATGATGTGGTCGGTCTTGAGGAGATAGTTGTCAATAACAATCTGATAGCCGAGTACATGAAAGCCTGCCGAGATGAGTTGAAGTATGGCTGTACATTTGCCACTCTATCAGCGGATGACAAGATGAAATGCCGCATCAGATTTCATTCGCCACAAACAGCAGCCGCAAAATGGGACGGTGTAAAAGGTCGGATATCATGTGGATTTGCCATTATTGACTCGGTTCCTTATAACAAACAGAATGTAACATGGACACCATCGCTGATTAACTATTACACCGACACACACATCCATGTATTGAGCGCAGTTAACAATATGTGGAGCTGTGTATCGTATCCGCATAAGATGGGCAGACCACTTATGGAGGCTCTGATATGGAATAGTACATCAGACAAGCCATTCGGACGGTCACGCATTAAGGAGCCTGTCCGCAGACTGATACAAGGTTATGTTCGGACGATTGCCAATGCCACGATCGGTTTGGAATTTGCAACCAGTCCGCAGAAATATTTGCTCGGTATCACCGATGAGCAGTTTAAGGTTGTAATCAATCAGAAGTTCAAACAATATGTTGGTTCAATCATTGCATCGACAACCAATCCCGAAACAGGCGAGAAGCCATCATTCGGGCAGTTGCCGCAGGGTTCACTTGCTCCTCATGTCGAGATGATACGTGTACTTGCAACGCAGTACTCAGCCGCAACAGGGTTATCTGTTACCGATACAGGAGTGGTTAATGATGCAAATCCTACGAGCGCAGATGCAGTGATTGCACAGACACAGACACTAATTGGCATGGCTGAACAGCTCAATGCCGGGAATGGTGATGCACTACGTACAATCGCACTCATGGCAATTGCGATTAGCAAGAATGTATCGCTTGATAGCTTGTCAACAGAGGACAGAGCGGTTGTGGCACATTTTAAAAACCCTGCAATGCCGAGTGTTGCATCAACGGCAGATGCCGCCATCAAGATCGCATCGGCAAGACAGGCATTCGCTCAGACTGATACGTTCCTTGAGATGATTGGATTTGACCAGGCTGATATCAGACGCATCAAAAATCAAGAGCGCATCAACAGCGGTTTACAGGTGGTATCCGAATTGGAGGGTTAATCCATGAAGATATCAAGTAAAGAGTGGAACAGCTACATCAGCAAGCTGTCAAAGATAAGCAAAACTGCATCTGAGCTTGTCAGAGTATATGTTGACCAATACGGCATTGAGGATGTTAAAGCACTGGTTGATTACTCTTATACAGTGGCTCAGAAATATGGTAATGCATCCGCATCACTCAATGCGCTGATGTATGACACCATAGCAGAGCTTGAGGGCATGTTTTTGCCTGCTGCCGAGCTTGCACCATTACCCGAGTATGGCGATGTTGCAAAAGCCATTTACGGCACACTCAAGACATCACAGAATACCGAGGAGATTGGCGGTGCAGTCGGTCGGCTTGTTAAGATGACAGGACAGGATACCATGTTGCGTAATGCGATCCGAGATAAAGCAGAGTTCGCTTGGATACCTGTTGGTGAAACATGTGCATTTTGTATCACGCTTGCATCGAGAGGTTGGCAACCAATCAGCAACAAGGCATTGCGAAATGGTCATGCAGAGCATATTCACAGTAATTGCGATTGCTCTTATATGGTTCGGCATAACAGTAACTTTGATATTGCAGGCTATCATCCCGAGAAATATCAAAAGATGTACTATGATGCCGAGGGAAACAAGCCAAAGGATAAAATCAATGCCATGCGCAGAGAGTTTTATGCTGAGAATAAAGAGGAAATCAACGAACAAAAGCGTTCCGCTTACGAAAAACGCAAGGAATTGAATAGCAGTAGTGCTGAAGAAACAGAGGCATAACAAAGCATCCAAGCCGGGTGCTTTTTTATTGCAATAAATCGGCAACGTGTGCCTAAAACACGGATTTTACTCATTGGAGGTAATTGAATATGTCAGAAACTGTGAATCAGGAACAGGCAACTATCAACGAACAGTCTGAAAAGACATTCAGTCAGGCAGAGCTTGACGCAATAATCGGGGACAGGCTCAAGAGGGAGCGTGACAAGTATTCCGATTATGAAGCACTCAAGGAAAAAGCCACACGGTTTGACGAAATCGAAGAGGCATCCAAGACAGAGTTACAGAAAGCGACTGAGCGAGCAAAAAAATTACAGTCCGAATTGGATCAGATGAAAAGGGCTGATGAAATTCGCACAGTCCGTGAGAAGGTTGCCAACGAGTACGGAGTTCCCATCAATTTACTGAGTGGTGAGTCCGAGGAAATTTGTACAGAACAGGCAAAAGCCATTCTGGAATTTAAGCAGTCTACACCATATCCGCAGATAAAGGATGGCGGTGAGATACAGAACACAGTCAAAGGTAGTACCCGACAGCAGTTTGCTGATTGGGCAAACGCAATCAATTCATAGGAGGAAACAAAATGTCAGGAATTAACACAAACAGAACAAATATATCTCTTCCGACTTCTGTATCATCTCAGATCATACAGAAAACACAGGAAGATTCAGCAATAATGAGATTAGCTACACAGATAAGCCTTCCCGGCAATGGTCTGACCATCCCGGTTATAACAAGCGATCCTGTTGCTTCATGGGTAGATGAAACAGATGAAAAGCCTGTAAGCAATCCCGGTCTTTCAACCAAGGTTATGAGAGGCTACAAACTCGCAGTTATCGAGCCGTTCTCGAACCAGTTCCGCAGGGATTATGGCGCACTGTTCGATGCTCTGATTGCAAGGCTCCCTCGTGTACTTGCAGAGAAGTTTGATAATACCGTATTTGGTGGTTCAGCAGCTCCGGGCGATGATTTCGATACATTCGCAAGCATAACAGGACAGAGCATTGGTTCTGATGCATACGGTGGTCTTGTTGCAGCAGATACTGATATCGCTCTTCATGGTGGTCTTTCAAATGGCTATGCAATCAGTCCTCAGATGAGAGGTATCCTCTTGTCAGCACTTGACAAGAATGACAGACCTCTGTTTATCAACAGCGTTTCAGAGGGCGCAGTTGATCGTATACTCGGACAGCCTACTCATCTCACCAA